GACCTTGATTCGCTGGGTATGCGTGAGCTTGCCGACTCGAACTTCCTGTACTCCGAGCTCAGTCAGGCCCGGGCTGATTCCTTGATCCATGGCGTCTCTTACCTGATCACCACGCAGGGCACTGAGGGTGAGCCGAAGGCGCTTGTGCACGCGAAGGATGCCCTGAATGGGATGGGTGAGTGGAATCCGCGGACTCGGCATCTGGACAATTTCCTGTCGGTGACGTCCCGGGACCGCAATCGGATCACGGGATTCGTGCTCTACCTCGACGGCGAGACGATCAGCGTCGAGATGGACGGCGGGAAGTGGGAAGTTGAGCGGTCGGAGCACTCTTGGGGCGTCCCGGTCGATCCTCAGATTTACCGGCCGCGTTCGTCGAAGCGGATGGGTCGGTCGCGGATCACTCGTGCGGCGATCTCGCATCAGTACGCGGCTTTGCGGGCGCTTGTGCGGCTCGAGGGTCACATGGACATCTACACGATCCCCCAGTTGATCCTTCTGGGCGCTAATGATGCGATCTTCAAGAACGCGGACGGCTCGTACAAGGCTTCTTGGCAGATTGCGTTGGGCCGGGCGCTGGGTATCCCGGATGATGAGGATGCGCCGACGGGTTCGACTGGCCGGGCGGATGTGAAGCACATTCCTGCACAGTCCCCGGAGCCGCATCTTGCGGATCTGAATGCGCTGGCGAAGTTGGAGGCTCGGGAGTTCGATCTCCCTGACGCTGATTTCGCGTTGCGGGATATGGCGAACCCGACAGCGGCGGACGCGTATGACAAGGCGAACGAGAGTCTGATTGCGGAGGCGGAGACGGCTTCCGATTTCTGGTCGGTTGGAATCCGTCGGACCGTGGCCCGCGCATTGGCTATCCAGAACGGTCTCTTCGAGGTTCCGGAGGCTTGGGGTTCGATCGATACGAAGTGGCGTTCGCCCGTGTATCTGACGAAGGCCGCTGTTGCGGATGCTGGCGCTAAGCAGCTTGCTGCGGCACCGGAGTGGCTGAAGGACACGCGGGTCGGCTTGGAGCTGATCGGTCTTACGGAGCAGCAGATTGACCGCGCTTATGCGGAGCAGCGACGCGTTTCTGGCCGGCAGGTGGTTGCGGCGGTGACGGCGGCGAGGAGCGTGGCTTCGGATGGTGAGAGCGCTTGAGTCGCAGGCCGCACTGCGGCTTGTTGGTGATGATGCGGTGGATACCGTTGACTTCACGGTTCGCCGGACGTCGGGTTCTTTTGAGTCTCGCCGGCTGCAACTTTTGGACAGTGTTCCGGGGATTGTCGGGTACTACTCGGAGGGTTCGGCGGCGCTGGCCGCTGATTTCTACGAGGATGCGCGCGACGAGGCAGGGGTTACTCGCCGGTTCGTTGCTGATGTCGTGATCCTTGACCGCACGGTTCGGATTCGGCGTGGTGTGGCGTGGGCATCGGAGCCGTTGTCTGTTGACGATGACGCGCTGGCGCTATCTCGGTTCACGGAACTTGTGCGTTCCGAGACCACCCGCCCGTACCGCGACACGATCTTGGAGAACCGGCGGCGCGATCCGGAGGCTGCTGGCTGGAAGCGGATCACTTCTGGTGCTGCATGCGGCTTCTGCAAAATGCTCGCTGCGAAGGGCGCGGTCTACAAGAAAGCGACCGCCTACTTCGCGGCGCATGGCAGTTGCACGTGCACGTGCGCGCCTGTGTTCAGGGGTGGCGAGGTTGGCCCTGAGGCGTCTGCCATCCAGTACATCGCCTCTAAGCGGCGGCGGACCGAGGCGGAGAAGGCCCGGGTGCGCGAGTGGGTCGCGTACTACGAGGGCCGTTGATTTCCATCCTTCGGGGTGGCCGTACCCGACGGTTTCGGGGTTCTGATGTCCGACGGGACAGAAACGGATCGAACCAGTGACTGACACCACTAACACCGACGCGGCCGATACCGACACGACGACTGACGACGCGCAGGACAAGACGTTCACGCAGTCGGACGTCGACAAGATCGTGAAGTCGCGCGCGGAGCGGCTGGCGAAGCAGATGTACCCGGACTACGACGACCTCAAGGCGAAGGCCGAGGGAGCGAAGACCGTGGAGCAGAAGCTCGTCGAGTTGGAGACGAAGCACGCAGAGGCGGAAGCCCGCGCGCTGCGTTCCAACATTGCCACCAAGCACGGGATCTCAGCGGAGGACCGTGACCTGTTTCTCACCGGTTCGGACGAGGCCGCGCTCGAGGCGCAGGCGAAGCGCCTGGCCGAACGTAACGCCGATCAGAAGAAGGGCGGTAACCGTGCCCCGAAAGAGGGCCGGACCGTCACCACAACTATCTCTCCGAAGGAAGCGGCGAAGCGTGAATGGCTTCAGTCGCTTTCCACCGGGAACTGATGCCACTAGGAGGCACCCATGGTCACTCTGACCAGTAGCGACGTGTCCCTGCCCACGCAGATCGTGGACGGGATCGTCGAAAAGTCCAAGACCGGTTCAACCATCGCAGCCCTCTCGGGGCAGGAGCCGATGCGCTTCGGTGATGTCACCATTGTCACGTTCGACGATGACCTGACCGCCGAGTTCGTGGAGGAATCCGCGGCGAAGGGTGGCGACGACGCGAAGCCCAGCTCCGTGATCGCCGTCCCTCACAAGGCTGTCGTGAACTTCCGCACCAGCGACGAGTTCATGATCGCCGACGAGGATTACCAGCTCGGAATTCTCGACAAGTTCGAGGAGAAGTGCGCCCGCGCACTGTCCCGCGCACTCGATCTTGGTGCGTACTACCGCATCAACCCGCGCACGGGTACCGCGGTGACGGGGTGGAGCAACTACCTCAACACGACCTCCAACCGTGTCGAGATCGGCGCGAACGCCGACATCGACGTGGAGTCCGCTGCGGGCCTCGTGATCGGTGACGGCTACAGCCCCACCGGTATCGCGCTGGACCCGTCGTACGCCTGGACCCTTTCGACCGCCCGTTACGCGGATGGCCGGAAGAAGTACCCCGAGCTCGGTTTCGGTGTTGACGTGTCCAGCTTCGAAGGCCTGCGCGCGTCGGTGTCGAGCACCGTGTCGGGCAAGCCGAAGGATGGCGACGCGGCCGACAACAAGGTTCGCGCGATCGTCGGCAACTTCGAGCAGGGCATCCGTTGGGGCGTTCAGCGCAACTTCCCGTTCCGCATGCTCGAGTTCGGCGACCCGGACAACACCGGCCGCGACCTCGCCGGACACAACGAGGTTCTGTTCCGCGCGGAGGTCATCTTCGCTTGGTACGTCTTCGCTGACCAGTTCGCGGTGATCGAGGACGCGGTGGCGTAATGCCCCGGCTGAAGAACAAGGCGACGGGATCCGTCGTGAATGTTTCTGACGCGAAGGCCGCCCGGCTGAGTTCCGAGTGGGAACTCAGCGTCCTGGAGAAGCCGAAGGCGCGAACGAAGAAGACCGACGTCGAGTCGGACTCCTGACAGGAAGGGGGCGGTCATGACTGTGACACCCGAGAACATCGCGGTCGCCATGGGTGTGGCCGCCCCCGAACAGGACTCGATCACCTGGCAGCAGTGGGAACTGTGGATAGATGACGCCACCATGCTCATCGACAACCGTGCGACGCAGCTCGACATCCCGATCGAGGATATTGACGAGGCGAAGCTCGACTACGTGATCCGTGAAGCGGTCGTCGCGCATGTCAAGAAGCCGGACGATGCTACTCAGGTGACCGTCTCTGTGGACGACGGGTCGACTTCCCGGTCGTACCGTTCGGGGCGTGGTCGTGTAGCGATCCTTGATGAGTGGTGGAACCTTCTGGGGCTCACTGACCCGTCGGGCGCGTTCGCTATCGACATGGTTGGTCGTGCTGCCCCTCATCCTCCGTGGTGCTCGATCTACTTTGGGTCCACGGCCTGCTCTTGCGGTGTCAGTCTCGCTGGTCGGCCGATCTACGAGGGTGGCAGCTATGACGCTTGGTGAGGACATTGCGGAGGCTTTTTCGGAGTTGCGTCCGGAAGCGAACTCGCGGATGGCGGAGAAGGTCAGTGTCGGCATCTTTACGGATGGTGTCGCTGATGATGGCGCTCCGACTCGCGTGCTTGCTGAGGAGCGGTACACGGGTGACGGGCGGATTCGTTACGGCAGCATCGCGGTCTCGGATGGTACGGCCGGGGCGAGCCAGATCGGGCAGCCGGTCGTGGCCCAGACGCCGTATCTGTCGATTCCTCACGGTTCCCCACGGCTTTACGAAGGCGACGAAGTGCTAGTGACGGACTCCACCTCTGACGACCTATTCGTGGGGCGAACGTACAAGGTTTCGGGGAACGGGATCGTCGGCGCTGTCACGGCGCACAGGTACCCGCTGACTGAACTCTCCTAGGGGGCCGTCGTGGCTGATGACTTCTCGGAGCTGATGAGCCTTGCGGCGGACATGACGCGCATCCCAGCTGAGGCGAACATTCTGGTGAAGAAGTCTCTTGAGGT